TGGTCATAGAGAGCAAGATATATTTAATAATTTTGATGGAAATGGTCATCCATCAACGAAAGGAGATGTAATTATCGGTAATGATGTATGGATTGGAGATAATGTAACAATTATGTCAGGTGTAACTATTGGAGATGGAGTTGTAATCGCAAATAATAGTCATATTGTTAAAAACATAGAACCATATTAGTTTAGTTGGAGGAAATCCGGCAAAATTAATCAAATATAGATTTACACCAGAACAAATAGAAAAATTATTACAAATTAAATGGTGGTATTGGGATGACAATAATATAAACAAATTTACACCTTTATTGTGTAATAATAATATTGATGAATTTATAAAATCGGCGGTTGAAATGTTAAAAGGTGTAATATTTAATCAACATCTAAAACGAAAAACATCGTGTGATATTAAACAAATAGATAATAATATTGATGAATTTATAAAATCAGCGGTTGAAATGTTAAAAGGTATAAAAACATTTAATCGTAAATCTCAATTTAATGAACATGTAAAACGAAAAACATCGTGTGAAATTAAACAAATAGATAATAAAATTGATTTACCACATAGTAATAATGATAAACCCATAAAAATGGAGATAACAAAGCCTTTTATTAAATGGGTTGGTGGAAAGTCGCAAATCATTGACACTGTAATTAATCTTTTTCCAAAAAATATGAATAACTATTATGAACCATTTTTGGGAGGAGGTAGTGTGCTTCTTGCTTTACTCACATATAAGGCAAATGGCTGCATAAAAATAAAAGGCAATATTTACGCAAGTGATTTAAATTCAAATCTTATAGGGTTGTACAAAAATATTCAATCCAGTCCAGATTTGCTAATAAAAGAGGTAAAAAAAATAACAGAAGATTTTGAAAAATGCACAGGGAACGTTATAAATCGTAAAGCGTCTACAATTGAAGAGGCAATGACTTCTCCGGAATCGTATTATTTTTGGATTAGAAAAAGATTCAACTCATTATCAAAAGAAGAAAGAGTCTCTATATGTGGTTCTGCTATGTTATTATTTATGAACAAGACATGTTTTCGTGGAGTATATCGCGAAGGACCAAATGGGTTTAATGTTCCATATGGTAACTATAAAAACCCGACAATTCTTGAAGAACAACATATAAGAAGTGTATCTGCATTGATAAAAGATGTTGTTTTTACAACCTGTTGTTTTAGTGATGCTTTAGAAAAAATTACAAAAGATGACTTTGTCTATCTTGACCCACCTTACGCGCCAGAGAATGATACATCGTTTGTATCATATACATCAGATGGTTTTAATTTAGATAATCATAAGCTGTTATTTAAAGAATGTAGCGAAATGAAGGCAAAAAAGGTAAGGATGTTGTTGAGTAATGCCGAAGTTAAACTTGTAAAGGATGCGTTTCCGGCGCCTATTTACAATACAAAAATTATATCTTGTAGAAGGGCAATACATTCCAAAAACCCTAATGCGAGAACAAATGAAGTTTTAATTACAAACTAAGAGACCTGAGAATATCAGATGCTCCAACATATTCAATTTTATTTTCACGGAAGAAATCAATGAATTTCTTTTTTTGTACGCTACACTTTGTTCCGGGTAGATTTCCATATCTTTCACGACATACCTTTTCTGCTCCTCCCATACACAAAATTTTTAATGGTTTACCATATAGGTCTGGGATTTCCGCATATTTAAAAGGACATCCCAAAATTTTTTCTCCTGCAGTTCCACTAGTATAAAATGTTTGCACTTTTGCTTCTAATATGGCATCATCAACTTCAGAATCTGGTTGATAATTATTTTTATTTACAGGTTTAGAGACAACTTTACCACACAAAGTATAAATCTCTTCGCACATATGTTCGCCAAACTTGTTTGTCCATTGCTTGTCCAAATTCAAATCTGGACGGCGAAGCTTCATCATAGCTTTACCCCAGTTATCTTCTTGTGTTTTGTATTTTTTCTCGTCAGCTGTTTTATTTTTTTTATCAATTGCAGGAAGGAACGAAGTATCTCCAAATAACCACTGGACAACTTCCACCTGCCGAAGAAGAACAATACTAGGGTCTTCATTTTTTGAAATAAATTCCATAAACTGTGTTACCTCATTGTCTAGTTGTTGGGATAGCACGTTTGTTGCTTCTGTTACTTCTGTTGGCTCCATGGATTGAACGGTATTTTGACTCATGTTGTCTAGTTTAAGTTTTTGATATTTAATATCCATGTATTTTATAAAAGCAAATCAATTTTATTTTATTTTTTATTTTATAGAAAATATAAAATAAAAAAAATAAATAGATATTAAATATACAAATAACATATAAATATGAGTAATAAACCAATCGTTGCGGTGGCTGTATTTAATTCAGGTAAAATTAAGGGAACCGTTCATTTTGTTGAAGACTTAAAAAGTAACACTGTAATTATCAACATTAATATTAGTGGATTAAAGAAAAATGGATATCACGGATTTCATATTCACGAAGCAGGAGATTTAACTGACGAATGTACGAGTATGTGTGCCCATTTTAATCCTTATAATAAAAATCACGGTTGCCCAGGAATGAAAGAGAGACATGTAGGTGACTTGGGAAATCTCAAGACAAACGCCAATGGAGAAGCAGTTTATACTATGGTGGACGATATTATTAAATTGAGAGCAACAAAATGCAATATAATCGGTCGTGGGCTAATTATTCATGCTGACCCAGATGATTGTGGTCAAGGTGGCGAACCTGATAGTTTGACAACTGGACATGCAGGAAAAAGAATTGCATGTGCAGTTATTGGATATGCAAAAGAAAACTATAAATAAATCAACAATTTCTAGCCATTATGCACGTCGTTTGGTTGTAGCCCTTTTCATATTTCGTTTGGGTTTTCTTTTTTGTGTGATTGAATGTAATTTTGTTCTACCATATTTACAATGTTGTCTTTGAGAGAATCCTTTTGGATGATTACAATTTATGCTACGTTTATATTTTAACGACCATTTGCCACCACGCATTCTATTCTCATGTGAGCGTTTTTTGATATGACTTTCAATCCATTCTACAAATGAATCTATTGTTCTATCTTTTTTACTAATATCCGCGTCTTCATAATCATTGCAAATAGCTCCTTTTTTACAAATGTGATACATACTGGGAAATCCTTTTGGTTGAACTCTTATATCATGTAAATTTTTCATCACTGATTGGTCTATATCTGCTACAACAATATTATTATTATTATCTGCGAAAACACTATGTATTTTTTTCCATTCAGGTTTAGTTTCGTTACATGGACCACAACCTTCCAAATAAAATAAAACAAAAATATCCTTACCGTCCTTTAGATATTTATTGAATAACTTTGTGTTTTTTTTATCACTAGTAGGGTCAATGTGTAAAAATATCATTTTGTATTTGTATATATTATAAATTTATAAAAATAATATATTTATAAATTTATATATATATTATATATGACATTACCAACATTATTATTTATAATAGTATTTTTTATAGGATTATATTTTTACGCAAAGTGTAGTGATTCTAAATATCACGAAGGGTTAACAAATAATGGTGGAGAAATTAGATGTCCTAATTTATTAATTCAAAAAGGTTCCAGGTTTTATTTATATAATTCTAAAATTGCGCAAGTTCCTGGAGTGAATCCAGTTGAATTTGAAAATTTAGAAGATTATACTGAATTTCTAGATTGGCAAAGAAGCCAAGGTATTAGATGTCCGGTTCTTTATTTACAACATAGTTATGATGCTCAAGGAAATTCTGTCTATAAAGTAAGACCTAGTGTTTCTGAACCGCAAGGAGGATTACCGCCTAGTTCTAGTTCAAGTTCTAATTTCATATCCACACCAAGCACACAAGGAAATACGGCTCCTAGTATTGGAAGTTCAGTTGGGGATTTAATAACAGAACAACAAGCAAATACAAATATCGCAGTTCCTCCAAATCCTACACTTTTGGTAGACGCTACAAGAAACGACCCTCCTTATAATAAAAATTCATATCCTTCTTTTGACCAAACCTCTTTTTATGTAGGTACAACTACTCCTTTAGATCAAATGAATGTAAAAGAAGAAAATATGTTATACAGTCCAAATCCAATGGATGATAATTGGGGGGGTTCAAAATTTACACAATCACTTGTTGATAAAGGTTATTATAAAGACAATGAAGTAAAGATGCGTGTTTAGACAAAGAGTTTTTCTATTTCTGTTTCGGTTGTTTCAATAATAAATGCTTTATCGTCATTAATTCCTAAACTTATAAAAATTCTTTCATTAAAAATTGATAAACTAACCGGAAATTCAATGTAAGAATACTGAAAAAAATGAAATTCTTTTGATAATATTATTTCATTTGTTTTACAATTAAACAATAACCATCTATGATAAGTTTTATCGGCGTTTTTGTGTATTAAAAATAGAATATTTTCACCTGTTTTATTCAAGGTTGTATATTCAACTCCATTTGTAGAACCATGATAATTTTCCAATTGCTGCATGATTTCTTCTGAAAATGTAATTTCAGTGAAAATCTCGTCGTCAATTTGTTTGAGTTTAAATGGATTTAATGAATAGATAACCATTTCATTATTTTTGTCATCTGTATATGGCATCCAATTTTTTTCAACGATATTTGGTTTACAGCTAATAAATGAATGTACAATATTACATTCTATTGTTGCACGAAAAATAGACGGGTTACCTTTTTCATTGCACTCAGGTATTATTGCCAGAATTGAATTTGTATTGATAAATCTAATATCTTCAATTCCCTTCCAATAAGTTGGATATGTTGGAATTAAATAGTTATAGAATAAATCTTGAACTTCAAATTTATCTAAATTTAGTAATTCATTGCTATTGATTTTGCCTGTTAATAACGTATAAATACTTTTTGAATAATTTTCGTACATTGTAAATTTTTTACCATAAAATTTTCTATAATTTACTGAGCGCACTAAAATTTTAACATCTCCATTTGAATCTATATGCATAGATGGGTTCATGTCGTGAAATGAATTGTGTTGGTTATTTATATCTGTATACATTTTAGGTGGTATTATAATAGGATAAACATGACTTTTGTATAATATACTTGACATTTTGTATATATTATACAAATTTTATGAATTAACTTTAATATTTAATTTTTATAATTTTTATAATTTTTTATTGACTTGCATCTATAAATTTCATAACGTTGTTTAGTGCTCCTCTAGCAGAATTTAATTGAACTAGTTTTTCCAATGACGTCATTGGTTTTGAGTTATCTACAGTTAATGCAGTTTGTAACATCATTGTATTGATTAAATCATCTAAATTCAATATTGCGTTCTCATAATCGGTTCTGTACTTACTTATTAATAATACATCTTGATTTTTAATCGTGATGGATTTGATATTTGCTGCATAATTCTGTGCACTTCCGGCAATTCCATTTGATGTGGAGCTAGAGCTTGAGCTTGAGCTAGAGCTTGAGCTTGAGCTAGAGCTTGAGCTTGAGGCAGATGATATTACATTACCAGAAGCATCTGTGGCGTTAGTCATTCCTTCTTGTAATGTAAAATCAAGATTTCTAAATAATTGATATGCGACGAAACATATTGCTACAATAAAAAGTAAATTAATTAGTTGTTTATTCATTTATATATATTATCTTATATATATTTTACAATTATTTTTTCAATAAAAACTTTATTATATTTGCTATAGATGTTTTCGTGATTTTTCTTGATTGACCTTTATTGTTTATATTAGTAACATCGTTTAAGCATTTTTCATTTTCTTCTAAACATTTTATCAAATTTGAAATATTGTTGAATTTTTTTATAATTGATATTGCTGTTGCAGTGCTCACACCTGGTATTTGACATAACATAATTTCATCTATATTTTCAGGAGTAATATTTTCCTTTTTGACTTTTTTGACTAAACCAATATATTCTTTACTGCTTGCATTGTTTGATTGCTCAGACTCTTCAGAATGTTCAGGATGTTCATCAGAGTCTTCGTTACCTGTAGAATCGGCTTCGGCTTTTTCTGTTATGACATCTATTACGCTGACTGGGATGACACTTTTGTTTGCGTAAAATGCCTTTCTCTCTGTAGCCTCACCTTTCATTAATTTGGATGTACAATTGCATACAAAAAGTGCTGTCTCGTCTAGTGTAAAAGTACGGATTACTGAGAAGCCTTTATAATAGTTTAGTGAGAAAATAGCCGAGTAGAGTGTAAGTTTTTCAAATTTTGTTTCGCGGAACATATTCATTTTATTTACATCGCCTTCTATTACGTACATTATATTGTGATTGTGAAGTGGCGTACCATTTAGCCTATATGACTGTTCTTCATAACGGCCATCTTTTATACTGGAAAGCAAGTCAATGATGGATTTTCTCTCTATGATTAAAATGTCTTCATTGTTGTTACCACTAATAATAACATCTCCAATAGGTAAACTTTCTGTGATTACTTTTAAATTCCTAAATGCTGGAATACTTGAAATATAGTAGGACAATTTTGATTGCAAATCTTTTTCGCGCGAATCAACTTTGATGAACATGTGTGACAGGATTTGATTGTGATTAAATAATTTAACAAGTTGTTATTAAATTATTTTAATGTTAAATAGTATTTCATAAATTGTATGAAATAATGCGTGAAAAATATGATAAAAGAGTACAAAAAGGGACAATGAGATTAACCCATGTTTCCGCCAATAGTGGCTCTGTAACCATATGATTGGGTTTGGATTGTGTAGTTTGGAACACAAATTAATGGAAGAGATTGAGGAGCTCTTCTTAGTGAGACGTTACTTTGAATGAAAAATCCCTGACGTGAAACGATGCCGGCCTTCTTGGGGCCTCCACAAGTCGGACGATTTACAAGCGAGGCTTGATTACGAGCGGCTTTACTTCCGGACATATACACCATTTTTTATATACACTACAAATATATTTTATTTTTATTCATCTAAATATTTGAAAATAAAATTTTTAGATGTTTTTTGTTTATTATATAATACTGCTTTAATACCACTTGTGCAAATATTCAAAGAATCACCTGCTTCTTTTATTGAATTAAATTTATTAAGTTCATTCATTTCTAAATCATATTGAATAATTGGTCTAGTGTATTTTTTCTTAATATTATTAGTATAATTGTGTTTATTATTTTCAGCACATGTAACCCATTCTAAATTATCAAGATAATTATTTAGTTTATTACCATCAATATGGTTCACGAATGGTTTATTTTCAGGATTAGAAATAAACATTAAAGCAACTAAACGGTGTATAGCGAATTTTTTTTTATTAACTCTTACATAAATGTAGCCACTATGATGAGGTTTATAATTTTTCATTATTATTCCTTTACTGTTTTTAAATTTTCCTAAATCAGATATGTAATAATTTTCAGATTCAAAACCATCTATTTTAATCTCTTTCCATAATTCATTTTCATCTGATAATTGTTCTTCAATCTCCCATTTGAATCCAAATGATGACTTATATACTCCTCTAATTGCGTTACTAATATTAGTTCTTCCGGAATGAATATTTTTTGCTAAATTATTATGATATAACCATATTCCAGCTAACTCAATAGATTTGTATTTTTCTAAAACCTCATTGGTATGTTTATCAATTCTACAAACACATTTATTCTGATTTGTAGTTTGAATCAATCCTTTGCATTTATGTAAATTATTTTCTAAAGGTGTATTCCATTCAAGATTAGTTACATTATTATTCAACGGATTTTTATCAATGTGATTAACATGAGCCTTATTTTCAGGATTTGGTATAAAAGCCTTTGCCACTAATCTGTGTATAGGAATTGTTTTTACTTTTGTTTTACATAATCCAGCAACAACGTATCCATTTTGACTACAAGTTTTCAATATTCTGCCTGTTTTAGAATTTCTAACTTTTCCTAAATTACTCACTTCATAATTTTCAAAATCTTCTATATACTTCCACTCTTCTTTTGATACCATATATATTAACGCTTATTATATTTAAATTATTTAGATTCATTATTATTTTGTCGTGTAGTTTTTCACTGAACAATACGTATAATGTGTGGCAAAGGTAATTGAGGAGGTATATTTGTACTTTCCATATACAACTAAGTAAAGTAAAAATATTTAAACAATTTTAAGATATAATAATTTATAAATTACCTACGACGACTTCCACGGCGTTTATGTGATTTACGTTTATAAGAATTGCGTTTGTGTGATTTACGTCGGCGAGTTCTGCGTTTTCTTCGCCCACCTTTTCTATCTTCATAAAGTTCTCTACACCTTAACTCAATTTTATCGTCAGGGTTTAACATAAGACAGTTATTTTCAATATTGCCTTCCTTACAAGGTGAAAGTCCTCCACTTGAATTAAAAAAAGATAGTTTATATTTTTCTCCATTCTGTTCAATCTTGTAAAATCCAGTAAATTCGTTACCCATATAAACAATACCGCATGCTCTAAAATCGAAGATATTTTGGTTCTCAAATAATTCTTTAGCAGTTAATTCTTGTTCTAGTGTTATTTTTTTCTTATAGTCGTCCCATTTTTCCATTTATATATATATATAAAATATATTTTTCTAAAATTAGTTGGTTTTTCTAAATAATCATTTCCAAACCCACTTAAAGTCATCGTCCCAAATATATATAACACCATGACTGACGCAAAATTAGCACACGACGACGACATTATCAAAACCGAAGAAGGCTTAATATTTAATCCATTTAACCCATTAAATATTAAGATTACATTAGATGACGTCCAATGTATTCTTTCTAAATACGGAATACCGCCAACAGTGAACAATATGGCACTTTATGAGCGAGCATTTGTTCATCGCTCTTATACAAAACGCCCCAATTTTGAAAATATCGCGCAAAATATTACCATCGTAGACCGACCACCTGATTGCATGCCATTAAGCAGCAAATCCAATGAAAGGCTTGAATTTTTAGGAGATGGTATTTTAGAATTGGTAACAAAATATTATTTGTATCGCCGTTTTCCAAAAGAAAATGAAGGGTTCATGACTGAAAAGAAAATCGCTATTGTCAAGAACGAAGCCATTGGTAAAATCGCACTAGAAATGGGTTTGCACAAATGGTTAATCATTTCAAAACACGCAGAGGAAAAGAAAATCCGCACAAATCTGAAAAAGCTGGGTTGTTTGTTTGAGTCTTTTTTAGGTGCTCTTTTTCTGGATTTTAATAAACTCAAAGTTACAGATAAGGATGGCTGGTTTCAATCCATGTTTGTTACCGGTCCAGGTTTTCAAATGGCACAAAAATTCGTAGAAAATATTTTTGAAAAACATATTGATTGGATTTCGCTCATTACCAACGACGACAATTACAAAAATATTCTTCAGGTGAAAATTCAAAAAGAATTCAAGGTTACGCCACATTATTTAGAAATTGAACATGATGCCGATTTGGGCTATAAAATGGGCGTCTATCTGTGTCTAGGTCAACCAATACATAGTGTGACTCATGACGATTCTGTTCATATTTCTTATTTTAAAACATTCAAGTCCATTCATGATTATGTTGCCGAAAACAACAAGATATTTTTATTCATGGGAGAAGGACAGCACAAAATAAAACGAAAGGCAGAACAAATTGCTTGTAATGAGGCGATAAAAATTATAGAAGAAAATAATGGAACCATTGATATTGCTGAAATTGCTAACATTGCTGAAATAGGCGATTTTGTTGAAGAATAAATGTAAAAGCATAAATTTATTCTATTTGAATTATATAAGCATATTAACAAATGAATCCTTTAGAAAAATTAAAGCAAAAATTAATGGCAAAACCTACATTAAATGAAGTGAAGCCTGTCGTAGTTGCTATTCAAGGACAAAAGAAAGAAGGCGAAGTTAGCGAAAACCCTCAAAAAGAGGAACCCGAAATCGCGAACAAAATGATTGTAGTAGATGAAACAAATAAAGAATACAATCGTAATGATGTGTTGTTGAAATTAGCTGAAAATAAAAAGACAAGAGTCAAAGTGAAACCTATCATGGAAGCAGTTGAAGCAAGTAAACAAAAAGAACCAATTCGTACACCTGCACCAGTAGCAGAACAACCACCTGTTAAAAAAGCGAAGAAAATGGTCAAAAAACCGTTAATTATTATTGAGGGCGATGAAGAAATTGAAAACGCTGAGAAACCTGAAAAAGCAGCACGCGATGCCGCATTTGAAATCGTCGCAGACGAGCTTCCACAAGGTGAAGAAGTCGCATTGGCTGAAAAAAAAGAACCGACCAAGAGAGGCCGCACAACAAAAAAGGTAGAAAAAGGCATAGCGGTTTTGGGTCCTGAAAACGTTGTAGAAATTGGCGATACACCTTTGTCTCAAAGATTGGCTAAGAAAGACCCCCCTGTTATAATCAAGGTTGATAGTTACTACATGAACAACCGAGAAATTTTTGTGAATTTTATCAACTCTTTATTTGAACCATACAAAAAAGAATTAGAAGATATGAATGCAAATATTTCTTGTGATACAATTGGTAATGATAATAAAGATGACACTAGTTTTTCTCTTTTAACTCATCAAAAAATTGTAAGAGACTACATGAATTTATTTACACCTTATCGTGGTTTATTATTGTACCATGGATTAGGTGCGGGTAAGACTGCAAGTAGTATTGCAATTGCAGAGGGTATGAAGGACACGAAAAAAATTATAATTATGTTACCTGCGTCTTTAAGAACCAATTATATGGAAGAGTTGAAGCATAAAGGTGACTCTTTGTATAAGAAAAATCAATACTGGGAATTTATATCATTAAAGACTAATCCTGAAGCATTGTCAACATTATCTGCCGTTTTGAATCTATCACAAGAATATATTACAAAACAAAAAGGTGCATGGTTTGTCAATATTAAAAAACCATCTAATTATGAAGAGTTAACATCCATAGAGAAAAAATCGTTAGACGACCAATTGAATGAGATGATTCGCAATAAGTATACCTTTATTAACTACAACGGTTTACGTTTAAGGCGGTTACAAGAATTGACTTCTGGGTTCACCAAAAACCTCTTTGATAATTCTGTTATTATCATTGATGAAGCTCATAATTTAATCAGTAGAATCGTCAATAAAATCAAAAAAGAAAAGGTTGTCCCTGAAAATGAAAGAGGTGAAAAAGAGTATTCGCCAAAATTTCTTTCGGTAAAATTATACGAATACTTAATGAGCGCTAAAAATGCACGAGTTGTTATGTTAACAGGAACTCCTATTATCAATTATCCTAATGAATTTGGAATACTTTTCAATATTTTACGAGGATACATTAAAACGTGGAATTTCCCTTTAAATGTCAAAACAACTAAAAAAATAGACCGTAATTCACTTCAAGAAATGTTGCTTGGAGAGAAATCACTTGATTATCTAGATTACTCGCCTTCTAGTAAGGTATTAACCATCACTCGTAACCCTTTTGGGTTTAAAAATAAAATTAAGGAATCTACTGGTTACAAAGGTGTATCCAATGTTAAACGCGACGATTCTGGCAATAATATTTTTGATAATGATTTTATGGGTGATGATGAATTTGAAAGAAGGGTTATAAGTATCCTAAAAAGAAACGATATTGATATTATATCAGATGGTATCAAAATAAGAAATCAAAAAGCTCTACCGGATGATTTTGATTTGTTTGAAAATCAATATATTGATGGCGTAACGAAAAAATTGAAAAATGTGGATGCATTAAAACGTCGTATTATCGGTCTTTCTTCTTATTTTAAAAGTGCTCAGGAAAGTTTATTACCAACATTTAATAAAACACTGGGTGTAGATTATCATGTTGTTAAAATTCCAATGAGTGATTTTCAATTTAAAATTTATGAATCCGCGCGAAAAGAAGAGAGAAAACTAGAAAAGGCGTCTAAAAAACCACAAAAACTAGACGAATTATTCAAAGAAGCAACATCAACTTACAGAATTTTTTCTAGATTGTATTGTAATTTTGTTATGAATGACAGACCTCTTCCAATGGCAAAAAAGAGCAAGGTTGCTGAAGAGGTTCGCGAAGCTCCCGAACAAGGTGATGTCGGCGAACCTAATGAGCCAGAAAATGACATTACAAAGTTATTAAAAGATGCGCGTAAAGAGGAAGCGAATGTAGATGTCAATGATGAAAATGAAGGTGAAGAGGAGGGTGACCAAATTTTGGATAAGTTGGGTGGCGTTACTTATAAAGAAAGAATTGATGCAGCAATTAAAAATATCAAAGAGCGGTCCAATGATTATTTGACTCCAGAAGCCTTAGCACGTTTCAGTCCGAAATTTTTACATATTCTTGACAATATTAAAGACCCAGAATATTTAGGGTTACATTTAGTTTATAGTCAGTTCAGAACTCTTGAAGGTATTGGACTTTTCAGTTTGGTATTAGAAAAAAATGGCTTTGCTCGCTTTAAAATCAAAAAGAATGCTTCTGATATTTGGGAAATAGATATTCCTGAAGCGGATTTGGGTAAGCCAACCTATGCTTTATATACTGGTACAGAAACAGTTGAAGAAAAAGAAATAACAAGACGTATTTATAACGGTGAATGGGATTATATTCAAACAAATTTAGCGAGTGAATTGAGAAAAATTGCAAATAACAATAATATGGGTGAAATTATCAAAGTTTTAATGATTACTTCCTCAGGTTCAGAAGGTATCAATCTTAGAAATACTAGATATGTTCATATTATGGAACCTTATTGGCATCCTGTTAGAACAGAACAAGTCATTGGACGCGCGCGCCGTATATGCAGTCATAAAAATTTACCTCGCGCATTACAAACGGTTGAAGTATTTGTATATTTAATGGTATTATCGCCAGAACAATTAAAGTCTGATGATGCAATTGAGTTGAAAAGAAAGGATTTGTCAAAGGGTGAACCAAAGGTTCCAATTACAACTGACCAATTATTATATGAAATATCTGAAATTAAAGCTAATTTGAGTATGCAATTAACTGATGCTATTAAAGAATCAGCGTTTGATTGTTTTATTTATTCAAATGGCAAATGCATGAATTTTGGAGACCCTAAAAATAATAAATTTTCTTATGTACCAGATTATGCAAATCAACAAAGTGATGTTACAGTAAGAGCAAATAAAAAACAAATAGAATGGGAAGGCAAACCTATTACTTTGAATGGAATAGAATATGTATATAGAAGAATAAGTCCTAGACAGTTGAATATTTATGATAAAAATAGCTATTTAGAAGCACTGAAAAATGCTGAAATAATACCTGTTCAAATTGGCACATTAGAAATAAATGAAAAGGGTGAACAGGTTTTCAAACAATTAGTAACATAGTAACCTAGTAACTAGTAACCTAGTAACTAGTAACATAATGATATGATTGCTTCAATAATCGCTTTTTCTTCCTCAGTTAAGGCGTTATAGAATAAATTGTAATCGTAATATTTTGATAATACTTTATTATAATAAGTAACTGCCTTATTTTTCGTTTTAATTGCTATTTTATTTGAATACTCGTTAATAACTTTTTTTTTATCACTAGAAATATATAAACGTAACAGCGTATTTCTAAATCTTATAATATAATATTTATCTGAAGCACATTTTAACATACACAAAAACAAAACAATAATTCCTAGAAACTTCATGACAGTATTATTTTATTAGTACAGAAATTTGAATAATAAATTGTATAAAATATAATTTATTATTTCAATTTTTATTATTATTACTAATTATCAGTAATAATTATTTATATTTTTGTAAAAATATATCTAGTTTTTCGTTTAACGTAGATATTTCTTTTTTTAAATCATCTATTTGTATTTGATAGTTGGGAACACTATTATCAGTTGATGTTATTTTTTTCAATTTCCCAAAAATATTCAATGCTTCTTGCTCTTCTGATTTGTTTTGTTGTTCATCTTCCCAACTTATATGTCTATTTGTATTAGTAATACTAGTACTATTAGTACTATTACTACCACTATTACTAGTTGCACTAATTTTGATTAATTTTTCATTTTTAATAGAAGTTTCTTGTGGTTTTAACCAATTTTCATCAATATATGCATTACCATTTTTATTTGTATTATTTATTATTTCAATATCATAATTGCGCTGTTCTTGTATTCTTTTAATTTCCACTTCAATTTCACTGATAGGCTGGTCTAAATTATCACTAAAATTTGGAACAGGTGGCACCTGTAATGCCATAGCACTTGTAAATTCTTCTTGTTTTTGATTTAATTCTTTTTCAAAAATAGTCATTCTATCGTTATGAATATCTTCATATGTAATTGATTGTTTTATAGGTTCTTCTTCGTGAATTCTAATTTTTTTATACTGATTTGTTGTACCAGAACCTTGTGCAGTGTTTGCATATTGATTCTGGTGTGTTTTAATTATATAATTAATAATTAGTAAAATATATTTTTTATTCAACTCAACCAAATTATTACAATTATTTTTTTCTGTTACAAAAAAATCTCTTAAATTTGATTCAAAAATATGCATGATATTTTTGAGTTTTATCTCAGAGTTACACAATTGTTTTATTAATGGTTCATCTGTTAATACTTCCCACATCAACTCAATATTATCCTTTTCTAAAAAATTGCTTGTTGACATTGATAATAGCTATAAATATAACTTTAATTTATATTTCAAAGAAAATCATTTATTAAATACTGATATACATTTTCGGTATTTCCTCTATAATACATCATCCACAATGAACAATTACTAGAAGAACATATTACATGCTTACATTTAGATATTATCAAGAAAGTAGCAAATAGAATTTTAATATCAACAAAATTTTGATTTCCAATATTATCTTTTTCTAAATGAATACCTTGGTTTGCGATTGAAGTTTTATTTTCTTTAATGATTATCACGTTATTATGATTTTGTTTGATATAATTTAAAAAATGTAGGGAATCACTTTGTACGAGTAACGACGAATTTTTGTATGCAACAGTTTCTTTTATTTTATTTATCATTTCATCGTATTTTGAAAATTCTCCAAGTATCGTCTCCTTGTATTTATCTGTTCCTCTATAATATATTGCGATGCAATTATTTGTATTAATCTTGTACTTTGATATTAGCTTTTTTTGAATTTCTATAATTTCTTGAGAAGGTGAAAAGTATTTTCCTATAAATGGTTTTATATCTTCAATATTTAATAATTTGTAATTAGAAAATTGGTCTTCACTTGTTTCACTGCTTATGTTAATATTTTTTTTATAATATATATTAGTTGTCTCGTCATTAACAAAAAAAACATGAGTTATATCGTTATATAAAAGATATCTAGGTTTGTATAAAATAAACTGTGATGAACTATCTACTGTTTTAGGTTGTTCTTGATTTTCATTAAAATAATTTATTATTTCGCGCAATCGTACGTTACAACATGAAAAAAAACCTGCATTATGAGTCACTTTTAGCATTTATGGTATAGTGCCTATTATACTGCCTATTATAATATATATTCATATAATCATTATGTGAATATATACTAATTATCTAATTATCTCATCATCACAAATATTTTGACTCGTTATATTTTTGCATTTTTATAATTGTTCATTGAAATAAATTTTTCTAAATTTTTCCATATATTTATCCTTTAAAATGTGTGTTTTTAAATAATACTCTGTTAATTTATCTTCTAACATGTGTACAACGAAAAAAATGCTGTAAATACCACATTCAGTATTACCGTATTGATGCTCAACTGGATGATTTTCGTCATAAGCAAAATTTATTTTATGATTCAATTGTTTTCCTTGCATTTTAATTTTTTCTACAAATTTCATTATTTCAGGAGGTGCCTTTCGTCCCACACTATCAAAGAAAAATATATGTCCTTTTTTGATGTTTATAAACATGGAAATCCAATGTTCGCCTGGTTTATCGTGTGGGTCTGTGTTGAATATGATACCAATCTTAGTTTTCCCCTTTTTAATTTGTTCTTCCAAATTGAAATTACACAATTCTTCCCATACACATTCACCGTATACCTTTTTTTTATCAAAATCAATTGGTGAAGGTCCAATAAAATCAAAACATTTGTATGCTTTTTCATATTGTTTCATCACTTTTATAATATCAATACTTGAGAGCCATTCGTTTGGATTTTTTTTCCATTCATAAGGCGATTCAGGTGCAAAAGAGTCTTTGAAGTTTTCATCCAATTGCCCAAATTCATCTTTTTGTTTTAACCAACAAGACTCTTTGTTACATACATCACTTAAATAATTTGATAGTAGTTTATGAATTTCTTTTGAGTCATTTGTCAGTATTTTGACATCAGGATGACGTAAATTCCATCTGTCTCTTAATTTAAACAATGTCGTATCTGTATAACAAGTGTAATTTTTGATTTCCTTTTTATCTTTCGGGCTACAATTTACTTTGCTCAATGCTATTGATGCAGGTTTTAATTTGTGCGTGTGGTTATTTTTATTACGTTGAACAAGTTTTCGTTTCTCTCTACCAGTTCTTCTTTGAAATCTTTTTCTGTTTGTTTTTTTAATAAATTTTCTGGTTTTATTGCCATTATATCTTTTTATTGTCATCTTATTTTATAATGATATTTTCTTTTTTCTGAATTCCTTTATTTCTTAAATTAGGTTCTTGTAAATCTATTTCTTTTATTTTTTGTAATACAATTTCTTCTTCTTTTTTAGTTGTTATTATTTTAACAAATTTTTCTAAACCATTTGGCATCTTTATTGAACGCATAAATAACTTGTCTTTTTCTTTATCATAATTATTAGGACCGTTCATATTCAAATCACAATGATTTTCTAATTCTAGATTAAAATCTTTGTATTCCTCTTGTATAATATCATTGTTGTCTATTATTTTAAAATATTGTATACACGTTTTAACATAATTATCAAAAGCAAACTTTATGTCAGGATTTATTTCACTATAATCATCGTCTTTTTTTAAAAGCAGTTCACGCGTTAAATTCAATATTCTTTTTCTATAAAATTTTTTATCCTTTTTATTTACATTTTTTTCTCTTTTTAAATGCTGCATTTTTTCATAAACTTCTTTATTTATCAAACAATCTAAAGTAATTTGATGTATTATGTTTTCTGACATTTAATGTTATTTTATATAATCAATAAAATATTATGTATATTTTTACATTTTTTAAATTTAAAAAAAAATTGATATATATTCTGTACAAACTATTTAAAAGTATCTGTACAGAATAATTAACATAATGAGTTTACATAACACAATAGAAGAGTGTGAAAATATTGTCTTGTATCAAATGCCCGTTGAAAATGATATTCAAAGACATGAAACGGAAGAAGATAATCATAATGAATTGGTTAGGAATTTTATAAATGTTTTAAAAAAAATTAATTCTGATATTGAAAAAGATTTTAAACATTATTTGGATAACCCAATTAGTAATTTATTAAAAGCTATAAATAAAAAATATCCACATTTAAAAAGACAACGTCTAACAAAACGTACAAGAAAAATTGAAGCAAAAGCATATATACATGAAATATTAGAAAACCCAGAATATTCCAAGTATCTTGAAAATTTTACTAGACAAGATAAGAAGAATATTTACAGATACTGTATTAAAAAAATTAGAGGTGTGTATAAACACGCACAAGCTTTAAAAACTGGGTTTTGTAATTTACAAATCATTAATGGTTTATCAGAAGAAAATACTATATCAATATGTATTACAAGAAATACGCTAGAAGCAAATGAACAATGGTTACAACGTTTGTATAAAGAATTAGATAATAGGTATCCTCACATTAAATTAAATGATAAAATAATGATTATATCATCAAAAAAGAATGACTTGGGTGGTAACGCCACACACTGTAAGGATATTAATGCTGCTTGGAAATTATTAAAGAGAGAAAACAATTTCAAAATAATTTTTATTTGTAGCAATAAAATAAGAATTTCTGATGCGTTGGAAATTTCAGAGGATTTCCAAAATTTAAACTTAGATTTACAAAAAAACATAAGGGTTTTTCATGATGAAGCACATAATTTAAAAGAGGGAATACCTGCTTTTAGACATTTAATAGAAAATATAATAATTCAGCCAAATGTCTTAAGTTATACACCTATTACAGCAAGCAATAATCCCATTTTTGATGAAGAAAACCCATTGTGGCAAAAAGCAAATGTGGAGAATTGGGCGTTAGATTATACAAATTTTGATAAAACAAAATCAACTAACCCTCATTTCTCGTCGTGTAACAAGGCAATTCGTATTTCACTTGAAACGCTTAAAAATAATCCAAAATGGCTTGATTATGACATAAAAAAAATACCCAAAGACACTTTTATAAAAGTACATCAAAAAGAAATTAATACATTTATAGGAACCTTAAAAACATATGATTTAGACAATCTTACTCGCGTAGTCAAAAAACAAATAGAATTATTTACACTTGATAAAATATCAACCAATGATTTTGATGTTATTGATATATTAAATAATATGGATAGATATTCAGAAGGTGAATTAATTGAAATCATAATAATGGTTAATGTAGAAAGAAGAAGAACACTAGAATTTTGTGAATTTATGAAACACGATAAAGAAATAGAAGCTGTGAATAATGGATTAAATTGTTTAAATATGAATGAATTACTTGGTTTTGATTATTATACTAATAATGTATTTAATATATATATATTATCAACTCCTAACCGAAGAATTGTGACAAGATATTTATGCGAAGAAGCAATCAAAAAAGACTTTAACCCAATTGTTTTGGGTATATATGGTTGCGAAGGAGATAAATATCATTTAATGTTTGATAACAAAGAATATGAAGTATCTCATATTATGGACAAAGGAGAATTTAACGTTAAATTAGATAAGCTTTTTGCATATTTAAAAGAACAAAATGTTAATATCAACAGACCTTTTATAATTATAGGTAATTATAATCCCACTGGTGAATCTCTAACTTTTGTCAATTATTCATACGGAACGGTTCGTGGTAATATTCGTTTAATTTCAACAAATGCTGAAGAAGATTATCAAGAAGCATCTCGTATTAATTATATGATTACCAAATTTATAGAAAAAGACCCAAATTGGAATATGCCTGAAAAGTATTTAATAGGTCCAAAAAAATTTATTGATAATGCTCTTTCATATGAAGATGAAAATGATTGTAGAATTGATTCAATCTCAATGAATAGTAATAATAATGATAATTCAGTATTTATACCATCTTTTGATAATAATACATCAAAACATACAGGAAATGGTATAACTGCTATACCAATTAAAATAACTGTTGATACAGGTGATACTATTGTAAAAGAAATGATAGAGATAATCAAAGCAAGCCCACATAGAACCGATGAGAAAAAAGCTGAATTTTTAAGTAAATTAAAACAATTTGTTGATAGTGGCGAGTGTGTTTTTGAAGACAAAACTGGTAAGTTTGATTTTGAAACGTTTATTATTAAAACATTGAGAGGATATAAAAGAAAAGATAATGGTCCTGAGAAAGGTGTATGGAAATTTACTAGTTACCAAAACCATTTTAATATTGAAACACCTTTTATTAATAGCAAGAATAATATGTCTTCTGGAGAATGTGAAATATTAATGTGTGTAGATACATATTTATTGAAAGATAGTAATGGTGTAGAAATAGAGAAAAATCTCAAAACAGTATGGTGGATGGGTTATAAGTATTAATTATTATTGAACTTTATGTTATGAATTTTTATGTAATTTTGAATACAAATTATATAAAAATCTTTACACCTTTTCTTATTTAAAACGCCCATTTTTTTTAGTGTTATTGAATAATATAAATTTTATTTTTTGGTAAATATATTTTTTAAAATAAAAAATAATAAAAATTAATATAATTAATAATAATATTATAAAGAAAATATCTAATGAATTAAACGCTCCAAATCCGAGATATGAAATATTTTTTGATTTATTCATGATATATGAGATTGGATTATTTATATTTATGTCTTCTGCATATGTCATACTCCATACTATTTTTTTTTCATTTTGTTTTAAAGGTGTTACTGCATGTTCTAATGTAAAATGTTCCAAAATTACACAAGAATTTTCATCTGTATATAAACATTTTTTATTTTTATCATAATCTATATAACATAAGTTCTGGGAGGATGAATTGTAAAGATAAACTAATAATGTATAGACTTTTTTATTATTAAACATGGATTTATCAGTATGCCATCTCAAACTATCATCTTCATTTTCATAAATTATTAACGAATTATTCATGGTATTTATTTCATTTACTGGATATACTTTTTTACCTACTATTTTTGATACTGTATCAGCAAAACAATTATGATAATAATAATGAAAATCAGGAAAATTTTGTTGAATTTCTGTTCCTGCAATAACTGAATGTTGTTTTAATATATTTTCTTTTGAAGTGTTTTGAGTTGAATCTAATTGACCTAAAATACTTAAAAATGAGTTTTTATTTTTTATTTTATATAAATCTTCTTTTTTATTAATATTATTTAACAATTTTAAACGAATATCATCATTGATAAAGTTTTTAATATAAACAAAATGTTCTTTATTGAATAACAAATTATTTTTGTTAATATTTATGCCATTATTTATAATATCACACATATATATTATTATATTATATATAATATATAAATATAAATTAATAAAAAATGGGCGTTTTAAATAAGAAAAGGTGTAAAAAATATTACTTTATTATCTAGTATTTATTTTTTCATATGTTTACGCTTTTTAGTAGAAGAACCTCTTTTTCCCTTTTTGTGTGATTTTTTGTTTTTTCTAGATTTCTTGGCATTTCTGGTTTTTTTAGATTTTTTTACACGTATTCCACTTGCTAATGGGGAAAAATAATCGGGCTTGATGGATTCGTTGAATTCATTTTTAGCCCCATGTTTTAATAGAATACTTTCTATTTCATCATCAAGACGTTCCATATTTTTTTTTTCTGTTTCATTTATAGCTAAATTGCTACGTGTTTCATAAAAATAGTTATTCCATTTCAAAGGAGACCAGTTGAATACAGTATCTGCTTTATTTACAATTGTTTCATCTTTTTCTATTAGTCTTTTTACTTCATCTACATTTCTTTGTGACATTGCTTTTAATAGTTCACTACTATTGATTGCATTTACATACATCTTTTGTTTTTTATCCATATTTATATATGTATATATATATATATACATATATAATAATAATTTGTTAAAATTTGTTGTTTGTTGGTTGTTTATTGAATTTCTTGTAAATCCTTAATTTGGGCTCTTGTTGGATTAGAAAACATATACGCACCGACAATATTGGAATTAGGATTTGGATTAAAACAACTAAAGTTATCTGTTTTGAACAATAGTTCATGTTGATTAAAATTACCTGATTCATTCATGTTTGGTTTAAATGAATATGTATATAAATCACTGTTACTATTCGGAACATAGACAGCCTGACTGCATTTTTGCAAAGCATATATTTGATTTCTTAACTCTGATTCAGTGTTTATATTAGAAGCAAACCCTGACCATGGTGATTGTGTATTTCCAGGATTAAACACCGTATGTGGATTGAATGTAGGATACTGTTTCATTCTTACATCTACTTCCTTTCTTGGGTCAACTATTGGTAAATAAGAATATTTTGTCATTACTGGTCTAACATCTACATATTGTTGAAGCATCTGGGAAGGAACATTTCTGTCATAAATTCTTCTATTTGTAGTATTATGAATTTCAGAAACACATTCACTTTTCATATTGTTAACATTATTCATATTAGCGTAATTCATTTATTTACTATACACTATGATATTATTTTTATTTTATTAATTTATTAAATTATATAAAGATTTATATCCATGATAATATAGTTAAACTAAAATGTGTGGTATATTTTGTATCTTAAATGGTGAAAAAAACAATGAACAATTTTACAAAGAACAATTTATTAAGGGGGTTAATAGAGGTCCCGAAGACTCTAAATTCATCTCTTTTCATAATGTTTTTTTGGGTTTTCATAGATTAGCTATTAATGGAATAGATGAAATCTCAAATCAACCTTTTAATATTAATAATATTATATTAATATGCAATGGCGAGATTTACAATTACAAATATTTATATGAATTAATGGGTGTTAAACCAACAACCAACTCTGATTGCGAAGTAATTATTCATTTGTATTTAAAATATGGTATGGAACAAACTCTACAAATGTTAGACGGTGTATTTGCCTTTGTATTATATGATTTAAGGCTAGAAACAAACCAAGGAACTAATTTAGATAATTTTGTTTATTTTGCTAGAGACCCATATGGAGTAAGACCACTGTATTTATTAAAAAGTGATTATACAATTGGATGTGCATCGGAACTAAAATGTTTGAGTGAATTTTTAAAAATTGCTCATACAACTAACAAGAATACAACAAATTATATGATTGAACATTTTCAGCCAGGCACTTTCACTACTTATAAGTTGGATAGTTTGGCGTGCTCTAAATGGAAATGCATAACCGAAAATCAGCGCTATATTACACCATGTTTCCCATATAATTTAAATTATTATAATTCATACATGGATTCCACAATTGAAAATGAAAAATATGAAAAAAATATTGTTAAATATCTTTGCGATGCAGTAAAAAAACGGTGTTTAAATACAGAAAGACCAATTGCATGTTTATTATCGGGAGGTTTGGATAGTAGCTTGATAACAGCTCTTGTAAATCATTTTTATAAGATGGAATATGGATTGGATAAGAAAATTGAGACTTATAGTATTGGTCTCAAAAATTCTGAGGACTTGAGATATGCTAAAATCGTTGCAGATTATCTTGGAACCAATCATACTGAAATTATTTTAACAGAAAAAGAAATGTTTGAGGCTATTCCTCAAGTGATTCGTGGTATTGAAAGTTACGATACAACCAGTATTAGAGCAAGTATAGGTAATTATTTATTAGGTAAGTATATTTCTAAAAATAGTGACGCGAAGGTAATATTTAATGGCGATGGCTCTGATGAATTAAGTGGCGGGTATTTGTACATGAAAAATTGCCCGGATTGTATTGAATTTGATTGCGAGACACGGCGTTTGTTGAAGGATATTCATCTATTTGATGTCTTGAGGTCCGATAAATGTATTTCTTCACATGGTCTAGAACCACGTACACCTTTTTTGGACAAAACATTTGTAAATTATTATTTATCTATTCCACAACAAGAGCGCTTTGAGAGCAATAAAAAAATAGAGAAATTTTTGATTAGAAATAGTTTTACATATGCAAATTTTCAAGATATTTATGGGAAACCAATTTTACCAGATGAAATATTATGGAGAAAAAAGGAGGCATTTAGTGATGGTGTAAGTAGTAAAGGTCGGTCTTTATATGTGATTTTACAGGAATTGATATCAACTACAATGAAATTGGAAAATTATTATGAAGAAAATGTTATTAACAAATATCCTATTAGCATAGCAACTGAAAAATTATACTATAAAAATTTATTTGATTCTTATTACCCACATTGTGAAAAAATAGTGCCATATTTTTGGATGCCGCGTTATAGTAATGCAACTGACCCAAGTGCTAGAACATTGGATTTGTATTATGATAATTGTAATGTAAATAGTAATAAAAATAAATTGTTAGAAACTTAATTTATAATATTATCATATGCATATTTTATGTTATAAACATGCTTTAGGCGAATTTTTTTGGTCGGTGTAATATTTTTTAATCAGTGTATATTATATAAAATGTCTAACTTCAACCCACAACAAAGATATTTAACCCGTTCGTTTGTTCCGAACCAAAATATTCGTACACCAGAACCAGGAACAAATCCTTTTTACCGCCAAAATGCGAATACAAATTATATCACACGACCAAATGAAATTAATTCTCAATACTCAACAGTTTATAAACAGCAACCTTCTAATGTCAATTATGTATCCATGAACAGAGGATATGGTGGAAGAAAGTATAAGAAATCAAGGAAATCCAGGAAATCAAGGAAATCAGGGAAATCAAGGAAATCAAGGAAATAATAAAAATGTATGTTTATTAAAATGATGAATATTTCTAATAAAACAATTTATGCATATCAAGAATTAGCATTTGATTTTTTTATCACATTATCTTATATATTAATTATTTTGTATGTATTTGGAATTTCATATGAAGCAAAAAGACATTTAGATATAATTGATAAATATGTTAAAATTTATATTTGTTTATTTTTAATATATAGATTCAACCCTTTTAAAAAAAATTATGAGTGTAGTAATTTGGACAGAAAAATAGTTTTCAGTGCGGCTTTATTCATGTTTACTACTACATTTTTTGGGTTTGTCTTTTTTTAGGGTTTTCTTTTCATTGTTTTATTCTTATTTTTGACATGTTTATTTTTTTTTGTTTTATTTTTATTCTTCATTGTTAAAGGTATAAAAAATTCTTCCAAATGAAACAATATTTTTTTACTCAATATTTTATCAATGTCATAATCTTCTTTAGATTTCTGAATTACTTGAAAATTGTATTTTTTTATTTCTTCGTTCATAAAACTCATGAATTCATTTGTTGATTTTTCTTTGTTTATTAATAAGGAATTATTTTCTAAAATTCGCTTGTACATTTCATTGAAAGGTAAAATATATATATAAGGTTTGATATTTATATAATAAATATTATCGTTTACCATGTCAGGATAAAATGTATCATCTAAATAACATATTTCAGCACGAGGTGGTAATTTTGTACAACGAATAAAATCATTGTATGTTTTGTTATATGTTGTTCTACAAAATTCAATTTGTTTACCGTTTATTTTGAATGCTGAAATTATTTGGTCAAATAATTTATATCCATCCAATTTTGTTTCAAAATAAGAAACTAGTTGATTCATCCATTTTCTTGAACCTTGATTATTACTATATATCATAATTTTTTGACAACTATTAGACTTTTTTTTACTTTTCAAATAATTAAGAATGTTTATTATATTTGGACGTAAAAATTCGGGATATAAATCTAAAATATAGTTGAAGTCATTTTGGTTTAATTCTTTATTTAAATACTTGTATAAATAAAAAGACAGGCTATCCCAAAATATACCAAATTCAGAAAAATATCCTAGTGTTTCATCTAAATCAAATACCACAATTTTCATTTTATTTTCTTTGTAAATATTCGTGGATATATTATAATAATTTAATAAGTTTCACATATTTTTTTATTATACCATTTAATGAATTAAAATATTTGTATATTTTAGGTAAACTGAAAAAACAATTCAAACATGAACATGCAAAATAATGATTACATTCAAATATTAAATTATTACAACTTACCAATACCCAAGTCTAAAAAATTAATTCAAGCTGAAGCAGAAAAAATATTATCTTTAAAATTGTGTAAGTGTATTAAAAAAGTAGATGCTACTGCAAAAAATGAGCCAAAGGCAATTGGCATTTGTACGAAGACAATTTTTAATAGAAAAGGGTTAACACGCGGTAAATTCAAATGTAAAGAAAAGCGCTATGTGAAATTTAATAAGACTAGGAAATTACGAAAACATTAATTTTTAATTTAATCATAATATATATGTCTCATAAAAATAAATATTATGATGTTATTATTGTTGGTTCAGGAATGTCAGGATTATATTCCGCTTATAAGATTAAAAAACAATCACCAAATACACGATTCTTAGTTTTAGAAAAATATAAAAAACACTGGGTTGGAGGAAGAACAAATAATTTTGATTTTTATGGAACCAGTGTTGTTACTGGAGCAGGTATTGGAAGAAACGATACAAATCCACTTTTAATAAAATTGATGAAAGAATTGCATGTGCCATTTAAAAAAACTACCTCTATTATGAAGTATTCAAAATTATTGCAACATCATTCTGAATTTGATGTAGTAAAAATTATTGATTTTTTGAAAAAAGAATATAACAAAAATCCATCAAAATATAGAAATTTAACTTTTAAAGAATTTGCTATAAAAATATTGGGAGATACAAATTACAAATTATTCACAATTTACGCAGGATATACAGATTACGAAAACGCGGATGTTTATGAAACATTGTATAATTATGGTATGGATGATAACAAAGGAGGCTGGTCAAAACTATACATACCTTGGAAAGAACTAGTGCATCATTTATGTGATTATATTGAACATAAAAATATTAAATATTCAAATAATGTTGTAGAAATTACAAAAGTAAGCGGTCATGGTAATTATCTTTATAAACGCGAACAAGAACCATGTTTATTTGAAACAAGAACAGACGATGGTATTATTTATTACAGTAATAAAGTAATTATTGCGACAACAATTTCAGGAATTATGAAATTAGTTCCTAATGCATCTAAGCCCAATAGTTTATATCATCAAATTCATGGGCAACCGTTTTTAAGATTGTATGCAAAGTTTGATAGAAAATCTTCCGAACTATTAAAAAAATGCATATCAGAATATACAATTGTTCCTGGTGCATTGCAAAAAATTATACCAATTAATTCGGACAATGGTGTTTACATGATTGCTTATAGTGATAATGAAAATGCGTTGCTTTTGAAAGACCGCTTAAAAAATACTTTGACAAATAGAAATTTGTATGAAAAGTTGATTGAAGAAAGTTTAGGTATACCTAAAGGTTCTTTAAAAATTATTGCCATTAAAGATTTTTATTGGCCAATAGGAACACATTATTATGAACCTTTGCAAGGATTAAAAACACGCGAAGATTTTGTTTTTAAAGTCCAACATCCAATGGATGGTATGTTAGTTGTCGGCGAAGCAGTTAGTACCTATCAAGGTTGGGTAGAAGGAGCTTTGGAAAGTGTGGAAGCTGTTGTTGATAAAAATTGGATTAACACTATTTGTTATGGTTGAATACGACAATCTAAACAAACATATAGTATGCGTGATAACATATTGCTGCAAATGCCAACATTAGCATGTATTCAAAATAATGCCTAGGTGTATTATCTTTTTCATATCCAATATAAATAAGTAAAGGAGCTACTACAAGTATGTGAAATGAATTGACCCAATAATTTTTCCCACTTGTAAACTTTAAATATCCTTTATAACCATGGTAAAATAATATAATTATACCAATAGTTAAAATAACATTATACATGTATGCAGGCATATTTTTCTGCTTCATACCTATATACAAAAACAACCCTCCAACAAAGATTATATGAAATAAATGTACAAAAATATTATTCATATTGCTATATTTATAAAATATAGCAATAATAAAATTAATATAGTAAAATAAAAAATATATTGTTGTATTTTATAGATATGGAAGGTAATTTCAATTATGAAAATACAGAAACCACCAAGGTTGGAGGTAAAAAAATAGTGCGTAAAGTAACTATTAAAAATGGTAAAGGTGTCAAGATGGTAACTAAGTATCATAAAGGCAAACATTTAGGGACAGCAAAAAAATCAATTCATAAAGACCATATTGAAATGATTAGTGTTGGTAAATTCGTAAAAGGATTGTTTAGTGATTGTAAATGCGGTGCAAAGGAGAAGAGAAAAACTCGCAAAAATAGAAAATAAATCACGGATTGCGCCACCTATACTTATAATTTTTATTTTGATAAATGGTCTAATGCGGAAAGTAATACCAATTCTTGGTCGGTCAATTTTTGAAATACTAAATTTTCATCTAATTTTATTTGAAAATGTTTACTTGAATATCCAAAATTTTTACATATAACATATACACCATCATCTTTTATTTTATACTCACAGAACAAGGCGCCTTTTGTTATATGTATATTATTTGGATTTTGAAGAGGAATCCATCTGATATATGTTCCATATTTTAAATCATTTAATTCGTCTATATATCTATAACCTTTTAGTTTCCTCATTAATTCTAGTCCCTCTTTACGCTCCAATTGTAATTCGTTAATAATTTTTAAATTCATTTCGGTCATTTTTTTGGAGGTAAAATTTAACAAATTTTCATTGGAATCATCATCTAATGCTTTCAAAAGTTTGTTGATATCCATATAAATATATAAAACTATATATTTATATTTATTCATTAACTAGTTATTCTGTTTTTTTGGTTGTTTTGGTTGTTTTTTGGTTGTTTTTTTTGCTTGGGTTTTTGCTGGTTGTAAAGAACCTATTTTTATAATTTGTTGACCTGTATATGTTTTATAATATCCTGTTAGTGTTGTTAAATCATAGACTGCTGTATATTGTGTAAAATCATAGCCTACAGGATTTGTTGTGCAATCTCTTACTGTACCATAAGGTATGTCAAAAACGTTATTAAAATTGAACAATGTTTCAATATTGTTAATATTATAACCAGGAATAACCATACCTTTGCTTAAAAGATAACATCTAGCAAAACGTCCAAAACTACTGTAATCTCCAGGTATACCAATTAATCCTTTACCTAAACCAGAATTTGGGTCATCTGGAGGGTTACAATATGTAAACTTATTATTACTTATTAACGTTTCTAAATTTGCAACTTGTTCCGGGTACGTAGGATTATTAGTACATACTTTATATTTTGAATTATCATAACAAATTGGTGAACCTTTATTTGTTTCAATAACTATTGTTTTACCTGTACTATCTGAAACAAACCAATGTAATGGTACGACACTATTGAATGGAGGACCACACGCCTCTTGAGTTACATTTATTTTTTTACTTAATTCTATTACATCTGATACAGATTTAGCATTTTTAATCAGATAACCACATACATCATGACTGCCTAAATTAATTTTACCGTCGACATTGTTATCATTATAACTAGAACTACATCTAAAATAAAAAGCCATTACACATAATCCGTGATTATTAATTCCGTCAACAAAGATTGTTTCATTCATTGTAAAACCCATTATAGTGTCTGTAATAACTGGAGTAAAGGGTATAACTGCTACAAATTCCATTGTTCTTGTTTGATAGCAAGAACCATCGTCTATTTCTACAAATAATCCTGTACACATGTAATATAATATATATATAAATAATATTATATTATTATTCTACAGTGACGACTTATGCTAAATTTCTACTTTTTCAAAAAATAAGAGCAAAACTCCACCTTTTCTAAGGGTGGATTACCATGAACCAAAAGCTCCGCCACCAAGAACTGAGTTAGCAGCCATAGGTTCTGAAAATGCTTCGGCCATTCCTGGTGTAGCTGCACCTACCAAAGGTGTGTTATCTTGTTGATACATGTTATTATAGTTTGGAAGTTGTTGAGTACTTTGCGAATAAGATTGACCGGATGAATCACTAGGTAATTGACTAATTGATGTACTTCCTCCATATAATGATTGATTCATAGCGGATTGATTATTTGGCATTGTATTCATTGGCATTGTCATTGACATATTTTGTTGCCCTGAAATTGGTTGTGAAACTTTGACATTTCCGTTTCCTTTACCTTTTCCATTTTTACCATTATTATTTGGTTTACCTTCCCATAATTCAGTAATACGGTCTACTAAAATACTTACTTTCTCTCCCAATTTAGTTTGTAAACTTAAAGTAATCATTAAAATTGCTAAAATGATAAAAATTATACTAAATTCTGGATATTCCATTCCACTATAGGTTGGAACATACGTGATAATACGGTGAATAATTAGTAAACCAACAAACATTACAATAGTTTGAATCAAAACTTCTGCTAAAATTTCCACACTACCTTTCTTTTCATCTGCTTCTGGAACATATTTTTGCATAAATTTATTTAAAACAACGACCGGAATAATCGCTATTAAAGTATACTGTATTATATTTAATATGTCAGATTTAGAATCGTTATCAAAATTGAAAACATGCTTAAAAAATCCTTTTTTTGAATTATCTGAACTTTCCATATGATTTATAAAAAGAAATTAAATAATTCAAAAACTAATTAAAGCTATTAATAAATTATTTATAAATGAGTGAACACGAAGAATTTAAAAGTTTGCCATATATAAATGATTTATTAGTGAAAAAAAGTCTAATATCTGACACTGATAAAAATAAAGAAGAGATGCAATATTTAAATCTCATACAAAATATTTTAGATAATGGGTTCTTAGAAGTTGGTAGGAACGGTAAAACGCTCAGTATTTTTGGAGATTCAATGCGTTTTTCATTAAAAAATGGGAAAATACCTATTTTAACAACTAAAAAAGTTGCTTGGAAAACATGCTTGAAAGAATTATTATGGTTTATTCGCGGTGAAACAGACAATAAAATATTGCAAAGAGAGAACGTTCATATATGGGATGGTAATTCTTCTAAAGAATTCAAAAAAAGTGTTGGGTTAGAACATTATCCTGAAGGTATATTGGGTACGATTTATGGTTATCAATGGAGACATTTTAATGCTCCATATGACCTAATAAATGGAACCATTTTAGACGAAAATAAACCTGGTATAGATCAATTACAATATATCATTGAACAATTGAAAAATCCTGAAACAAGAAATAGTAGACGTTTAATAATGAGTGCGTGGAATCCATGTCAATTAAATAAAATGGTACTTCCACCTTGCCACGTAATGTGTCACTTTAATGTCCATGATGGAAATAAACTGTCCTGTTCTATGTATCAACGTTCTGTAGATGTTCCAATAGGGTCGCCCTTTAATATTGCATCTTATAGTTTTTTGACACATCTATTGGCAAAACACTGTGATTTAGAACCTCACGAATTTGTTTATTTCATGGGTAATTGTCATATTTATGAAGAACATTTAGAATCTATAAAAGAACAACTTGTTAGGACGCCTTATGAATTTCCAAATTTAGAAATTATAAATAAAAGAGAAAACATTAATGACTATGTGGTTGATGATTTTAAAGTTATTGGTTATAAAAGTCATGATGTAATTAAAATGAATATGGTTGCATAGATAGATATTATATAAAATTTTATTTGTTGATGCGTAAGTAATTTAGAAACAAATTATAATAATATTTATATCAAAAAATGAGTAGTAGTTCTAGATCAATTGCAGCAGCCAGACAAAAAAGAGCAGGTGAACAATCACAACCAATGAATACCAGCAGACCAGTAACGTCAATTTCATCACAGGGAGCATTTGCACAACAACAACAATATCAACAACAAATGATGTCACAAAGTATCCCAGTAGGTAGTAAAAATGTTAGAGTAGCACAAAATAGGGCACAAGGACCAGGAGGAAGAGGAAATCCTAATGTATCAGACCAACAAGAGCAATCAACCAAAATAAGTGTATCAAATGCAATTGGATTGATTACATTAAGGTTAGGAAAATTAGAAAAGTTTATTCATGAAGTCAATGAAGAAGGGGGTTTCAGCAATAACGGAGGTAATGACATGAGTGGCACTTCAATGCCACCTAATATGAAACTTGTTTCAGATGAAGTTTTTGAAAATATAGTTAATAGATTGAATTTATTAGAAAGCAAGGTAATTAATTTTACCAGTCAGAACGAAAATTTTGCAAAAGATATATCAAATATACATACTTCTATTATTAATTTAAATTCAAATTTATCTTTTTTTATGAATGAAACAAATCAAAAATTTGTGGATTATGAAAATGCTTTAGGAGAAATTGAGAAAAATTTTGAAGTAGATAATAATTTAGATATGGTAAATCAAGAAAGCGAAGTTACATATATGGAAGAAATTAACACAAACAATGAAACAAATACATATGATGAATCTTTAGAAAATAATGATGATAATGATGATAATGATGAAAATAACGAAAATACTTAATTTATAAAAATAAATTAAATTTACTATAATATTATAATTTATAAATTATAATGAACTATAATATTATTAATAATAATTTAACAACAAAAAATTTAAATATTAACGCCAATATAAATTTAAAATTAAATGAAGAAAAATTGCAAGAGCTTTTGAATAATTTTTGTCATATAAAAATAAATAATGAGATTGAAATTCATTACAAATTTTTTAAAATAATAAACACCTTCATAGACCAGAACTATATTCTTAATTATTTAATTTTTATTGTAGAAAATATTTTGAAAAATTATGAAACATTTATTGTTCATGTTAATATTGAAAAATTAACATTATTAGAAATTGAAAAGAATAGACTTTTTGTTCAAGAAATGTCAAATGTATTGAAAGAAAAATTTCCTGATAAGTTAGAGGTATGTAATATTTACGAAGGCTCCTTTATTTTTAAACAGATTTACAATTTATTAGCTATTTTTATTGATAAGAAAACTTTGAAGAAGATACGATTTCAAGAGTAAAAAGAAATCTGGTACATAAATAAACATTATAACTAGATAATAATATATATATTAATAATTAAAGATAATCTTAATATATATTATATAGACTATATAAATGCCTAACTGGTGTTATAATTTTGCAATATTAACTTGTCCATCAAAAGAAATATATGATAAATTATTAAATGCAATAGAAGAAAAGGTATGGTTTGAAACTTTCGCTCCACTCGGTCTAGACCCTGAAATTCATGAAAATGGTTGGGACTATAACAAGGCTATTGAAGTTTGGAAAACAAAATGGGGTGTAACTGACGTAGAAATTTTGAATCAATATGATGATGAACTTATATTAGAATTATCTTTTGAAACAGCATGGAGTCCTCCTACAGGGGTATATAGCATTATGAATAAAAATTATAATATTGATATTACTGCATTTTACGAAGAGGAAGGTTGCGATTTTTTTGGAAAATGTGTTTATTCAAAGGATGAAATAAATGATGAAAATTATGAATTTCCTAGTAATAAAGAAGAACTTGAAAAATTAAGAAAAGTTATAGATAGTGAACTTGATGATTATATGTTTCCAACTTGGGAAAGACTAGAAGAAGATTGGCAACACAATGATGATGATGATGATGATGATGATGATGATGATGATGATGATGATGACAATGATGATGATGAAGTCAATATAATTAAAAGAGAATATCTAGTAGAACCTGATTACGAATACAATCAAGATATAAAGAGAGAATTTATTGAAGAAGACATACATCTAGAAGATATTTATGAAGAAAGTGTTAATAATGACATAGAGACCTTGGGCAAATAAATAAAATTTTATTATTTCCTCGTTTTTTAAGTTAAAAATTATTTTTATTGTATATTAATGAAAATAATTATAAGTTTTTTTATTTTTTGTTTAGTATTGTTTATTTATTTGCATATACAATTTCATTTAAAAACTAGTAATGATTTAGAAATTTATGAAATAGATGATGTATCAAAAGAGAAATTAGAAGAGATTTGCGATTTACGACAGCCTGTAATATTAGATTACAATAACGAAAAAATAGTAGAAACCACAAATACAATGTTTATTTTAGAAAATTATCCTGCTTTTGAAATGAAAATTAGAAATATAAATGAACCCGATGCAAACAATGATTTATATGTAAATCTACCTTTACATGCATCTGTTAAATTATTCAAGGAAGATAAAAATTCTACATATTTTACCGAAAACAATAGTGATTTTTTAAATGAAACAGGTGTTATTAAAAATTTCAAGTATAATGATGAATATTTGCGTCCTTATATGGTATCAAATTTGAATTATGATATAATGTTAGGAAGTAAAGATACTCATACACCTTTTAGATATGAATTAAATTATAGAAATTATTTTTTATGTACAGAAGGGTATGTATATATTAAAATGGCACCTCCTCAAAGTATAAAATATTTATATCCTGAATATGACTATGAAAATTTTGAATTTCGGTCTCCTATAAATCCATGGAAAGTTCAAACGAGATATGCAGCTGACTTTGAAAAAATGAAATGTTTGGAAGTTCCTTTAACAAAAGGTAAAATGGTTTATATTCCTGCTTATTGGTGGTATAGTATAAAATTTATTAATGACAATACTAGTATTTCATGTTTTAGATATAGAACATATGTCAATAATTTAGCGATTTCACCATACATATCTATGCATATTCTTCAATTACAAAACATTAAGAGAGATGTTGCAAAAAAAATATCGGTGGATGTTTTAAAAAATAAAGATATTGAACCCGATATCACGAGCGAACAAAATAGTAGTAATAATAATTTGGAAATCCAAACAACAACGACAAATATAAATGATTTACAAAGAGAATCAACTGATGAGAGAAAACCTGAATTAATTGAGGAACCAAAACCGATAATGGAATATGAAAATTTTGGCGCAGAAATAAAATAAAATGTTTATTAAATATATAAAAATGGCAAAATCCATGAAATCATTGTTTTCATTTTTAAATGTTTTTGGTAAGACAAAGACAAAGAGAAGAAGTACGCGTAAGAGTAAGAGTTCCAGAAAAACACGCAAACAACACAAAACTAGAAGAGCCAGAAAAAACATGAGAGGTGGATGAGGAGGAGCGCCAAATATTGCGCCACCAATACCAGTAACAATGTAAAAAAAATAAATTAATTCGTGATTGAGATGATTATGTTTGTTATTTAGAATGATAATTTTAGTTTTAAATTTGATGTAAATAACAACAATTTACATTTCAGAATTTACGATATTATTTAATTTGTTATATATTTCTTCAGTATAACATGTTATACTTTTAATTTTTGCTCTACAATAAGGACAAGTTGTATGTTTTTTATTTATAAGTTGTTCTACACAATAAGTGCAATATTCATGTTTACATTCAAAATACGCACATTTATTTTTTTCTGTTGAATTATAACAAATTGAGCATTCAATATGTGGAATATTTTCATTATTGTTATTATCATAATGCTTTAATTTGATTTCATAATTTGTAAAAATAATATTACTATCAAAATTATTATTATTATTATTTATATTGAAGTTGCCGCCTAAGATTTCATTTGACATGTAATTTAATAGTATTCCATTTAATACGTCGCCTATTCTCACCGGTGTATGTTGATTAAATGGAACAAAATTATATTCATGAAATGTTACCCATGCAATATCAATATCATATAAACGTAAAATTATTTGGTTAATAGTTATTTGTAACGTAGAACGCAATCTAGTATTATAAAAACGACATGCTACATATTTCAAAAATTTTATATTACTTTCTGATTGACTACAATAATCATATAAATAATTTTCAAATTCCTGGATAGATAATATTCTATTGCCGTTATGAAGAATCATAAATTGTTCTTTTAAATAAATTAAATAATCATTAAAGATTACCAATACATTATTATTACATCTTGTAATATTATGTCCTTCGCAATAACAAAAAGAACATTTGCGCATTGCGCTATTCAATGTAATGTTGTTACCAGGTATTACATATATGTTGTTTATTTCGGTCATTGTTTCTGGGTTTGATTCCATGATTTCTTAAGTTGGTTTGTTTCTTTATTATTTATATTATTTACAATTTAAAGAAATCATTTTTATTTATTAAACGCAACGAGTTAAAGAAACAACCATAATAATATAAAGTTATAATTATTTTTATTTTTATCAATTAATATAAATGGTAACCTATAAAATTGTTTTAGAAAATCGTAACTATAACAGTTGGAATATTTACGATTCTAATAATTTTGAAAAAAAAGATTTGCAAATCAATCCACTTGAAAGCAAATTGTTTTCAAATGATGTGTTTACATTTGAAAAAAATACGGTAAATATAATACATTCATCTGTGCGAACAGGTCCAACTATTGCTGGAGTTTTGATAATATCCGGAAATAAAACATATGGAAGGAAAAATGGGAAGCTATTGTATAAATGCATGCCGGATGATATAAGAATACCTGCTTTTTTGATTCCTTATGAAATTAAAAATGTTGGGTTTTCAAAAATATTTACTAATTTGTATGTTACATTTTCTTTTAATGAATGGGGAGAGAAACATCCATGTGGAAAATTAAACAGTGTAATTGGTCCAGTAGATGCTTTAGATAATTTTTATGAATATCAACTTTATTGTAAAAGCCTTAATGTTTCATTACAGAAATTCCAAAAAGATACTTCCAAAAGTATTCAAAATAGGTCCAATCAAGTATTTATTGAAAACATTAAAGAAAAGTACAAAAATATAGAAGACCGGACAAATCAAAAAGAATGGCATGTTTTTTCAATTGACCCTGAAAAATGCTTAGATTTTGATGATGCTTTCAGCGTAAGGAAAACCGCAGACAATGCATATATAGTAAGCGTTTACATTGCAAATGTATCTATATGGATTGACGCCCTCAGCTTGTGGGACTCTTTTTCAAAAAGGGTGTCAACTATTTATTTACCTGATAAAAGAAGACCAATGATTCCCACAATTTTATCAGAGGGGTTGTGTAGTTTGCAAGAAAATGTAACTAGAATAGCTTTGACTATGGATTTATATGTTGTTGATAATGAAATAGTAGATATTAAATATTGCAATAGTTTTATTAAAGTACATAAAAATTATGTTTATGAAGAAGACAAACTATTACAAGATGAACATTATCATGAATTATTGGATGTTGTACAGAATTTGTCCACTAAGTTTAAATATATTTCTAATATTAAAGATAGTCATGATATTGTTACATACTTAATGATATTGATGAATTATCAGTGTGCAATGGAGTTATTGAAACATAATACTGGAATTTTTCGTTCTGCTATAGGTAAAATAACAAATAACACTAATAACAGTTGTCTTTCATTACCATCTCATTTACCTAATGAGGTAATCAATTTTGTCAAATTATGGAATACAACAGCTGGACAATATATTAATGGTTCAGAATTATCTAATGGACAACAAACCAGGCATGAAGTACTTGATATAGAAGCTTATATTCATATTACAAGTCCTATAAGACGTCTAGTTGATTTACTAAATATGATTCAATTACAAAAAGTATTGGGTTTAGTGTCTCTATGTAAAAAAGTAAATGAATTTTATGACAAATGGCTCCACGATTTAGAATATATTAATACTACCATGCGGTGTATTAGAAAAATACAAATAGATTGTTCATTGCTTGATTTATGTAATAATAAACCTGAATTATTAAATAAAGAATATGACGGTTATATTTTTGATAAAATTGTAAGGCACGATGGATTGTATCAATATATAGTCTTTTTACCTGACTTGAAAATGAATTCAAGAATAACGATTCGGGAAAATATGGAGAACTATGATATGAGAAAATTTCAGTTGTATTTGTTCAATAATGAAGAAAAATTCAAAAAGAAGATTCGGTTGCAATTGTTATAATGATTATACAAACCAAATGCCATCATCTTGTCTAATATGTCGTAAAAACCTCTCGCGCTCATTTGGTGTAAATAACCCAAATAATATAGCAAATTTTTTATCATTTGTATAAGAATGAATATTCGTATTTTTTGTTTTCAAGGTTTGTTTGAACATGAAACTTCTCTCTAGGATTTTTTTGAGAATGTTAGTATCAGTATAAAAAATAGCTAATATTTCATGTTTTATTGACTTTGTATTGTATTTACTATCTAATAATTCCTTTTTAATCAAATCAAAATTTTTTATATCTTCTAATAAAGGTATTGGTTGCTTCATATACGTGTATGGTATAATATGATTGTAAATTATATCATAAGGTAATCTATTTAGGTATCTAACGTAATTCATTATATAACTTATAAAAAATGTTTATATATATTTTTATGTATTTGATTTATCAATTACCACATTCTTTGCAATCTTCTTAATAATTTTACCATCCTTTTCATAATCATCATCTCCTTTTCCTCCCATGGATTCATAGACTATTTTATTATATTGACTATTTTTTTTGGAATCATATTCCTCACAATCAGGATATTTCTCTCTAAAATCTTTCAACATACATATATTTTTATGAGCAATCATGCGAATCGCTTTCCGTAATTTCTTATTATTTTCATCTTCTTTTTCCCACGTATTTTCGTCTTTCACGTACATAACTTCCCTCTTTTGGTCCGCACAATGAACCGGGCGCTTATTCACGTCAAGTGCTTTCAAATTTTTAATGATTATATTGGATATGCCTTCAATATAACCGACTTTTCCTACATTTTCTAAATCGGATACTTGCAATTTAACAGATTCTACAAAATCGCTGATATTCATTGCATCTTTACAAGTTTCATTCAAAAAGAATTGTAGATTGAATGTCTTGTTGTTACTGTGATTCATAATATTAGTAGAATTATTATCACCTATTTTGTCTTTCATAAAATCAAACATCTGTTTTTGCATATCTAAAAACATTTCCTTTTGAAACTCTTGATTTTTTTGCACTAAATCCAGTACGACGTTAGTGTCAAAATTTATATGTTGAAGGTTATTATCATTACTTTTAATAGTAATATTATTATTATTATTATTACTTTTATTGATAACATCACATTTATTAAGAAAACCACAATATTTTTTATGTTTATATAAACTCTGACGGTGTTTATATACATTTCCACATTCACATACATTATTTTGAAAATTTATCGTGTTGGGATTTTTTGGGATTTCTTGTAAGTCGTTTGTAAGTATTAAGTGTTTTTGGGTTGACATATGTTTGGTATAGTCTTTTTTATTACATGTATAGTAGTCACAATATTTACATTCAAATTTTTGGGGATTTTTTGGGACAAAAATGTAAGTCATTTGTAAGTATATTAGACTTACAAAAAAATCCCCTAAATAAATCGTAAATTTCAAACAAAAAAATTTATCGTAACAATATGTAATTTATTTTTTCTGTCACCAGATGCTAAAATTAATTTATGGTCACAACGTTATATTTTTTCCAAGACCTTTTTGGATTTTTGAAAAATGGACAAAAAAAATGTCCAAAATTGAAAACCCAAAATACTTTTTGGAAAATAAAATCGTTAAAATATAATAAATTCTCAAAACAACTTAAAGAACTAGGCTTAATTTTATACAAACAAGGTTTTCCTTAGTTAATAATTATGAACAAGACGTTAATAGGGAAAGAAAAATATTTATTTTTAATAAATGATTCGTCAAATGAATTGAAAGTTCATTGTGAGAATTTAGAATTAGTCAAAGACAAAAAACTTTTACAATATAATTTTAATAATTTTCTTTTAGTTGTTTTTCCTGATAAAAGTATAATATACAAAAAATTTTTACCAGACAATTATGTTGTAAAATACCGACCTGCATTCAAAATATATAAAGATAAATTACAAGACAGGGTATTGGACGGATACAAAATTTTGAAAAACGAATCCGATACTTATTATAAAACTGATACACATATTAATTTAAAAGGGAATTATATTGTTTACACCAATTTTATAAATAAAATTAATAGTTTATTCAATTTGAATATTATTCAAAAAAAGATAACCATTTTGCACAAAACATGTGAGTTGTCATCTTTAAATCAAGGTATAGGAGATTTAACATGGTCTAGTAATTTAGGACAGCAAGTTTTAGATTCAGTTATTGATAGTTATTATTTTACAAACGATTTTGAGTTTTTTTATAATACTTATACAATAAAAAATGATAAAAAAATACGGTTTTTGAATTATGATTTAATTGATGAAACATTACAATTAGAAAATAATAATGAATTTGCTAACTGGAATATTATATCAAAATATATAATTTATAAAAAGAATGTAACTAATTTACCCAAAATTAAAGTGATTATTTTTTATGATAGTTTTCTTTTGAATATACTACCATTATATTTAGAATTATTTTATGAAATTTATATGATAAAGGAAATTTATAGCAATACATTTATAAATTTAATAAAGTCTGATTATGTTTTTGAATTTCGCGTTGAAAGATTTTTGGCATAATATATGCAAAATATAATATGTATATTAAATCAGTTATTTTTACGTTAGCCAAATACGAAACTCAATATATTGAAGAATTTGTAATTTATCATATTGGTATTGGTATATCTCACATATATATATATGATAATGAAGATATGCCTACGTACAAAAATATTTTAAATAAATATGTTCAAGAGGAAAAGGTAACTGTTATTCATTATCCTGGGAATAATTATCAAAAAGGTGTTCAACAAGTTATTATGGACGATTTTACAAGTAAATATATGAATGAGAAAAATAATACGCACGCTGTCGGAATTGATATAGATGAATTTATTGTACTTAAAAAACATAAGAATATAAATGATTTTATCAAAGAATTTATTAATGGAGACGTTGCCGGAATCACAATGAATTGGAGATTTTTTGGTTCATCTAATAACAAAGAAAATGATTTTAGACCAGTAACAGAACGATTTATAAATAGAGAGAAAGGGTATTCTGCACACGTAAAAACCATTTTTGATATTTCAAAATTTAGTCATTTTAGATGTGTACATATTATAGAACCAAAAAAAAAATACTTGATTAAAGATACAAATGGTAATACAATTGTTCATATTGCACAAAATGTAAATATGATAAATAACGAAGACCATTATATTCAGTTAAATCATTACTCAAGTAAAACATTTGATGAGTTTATGTATCAAAGGAAAAGAGGTGTATGTGATAAAACAACGAATCAACAAAAATTTGATGTAGCTAAATTAGAATTACTTTTTAAACATAGAGACCGTAATGAAATTGAAGACCTACTAGCCCATAATATTTATAAATCAATAACAAATATTATATAAATGATTTAAACAAATTTTACTATATAAAATAAGACAGATTCAATCAAAATGGTGAAAATATGCAGTTTAACATCATATCCAAAAGAAAGTGAAGAAAAATACCAAAGCTATTTTGAAAAGTATGAATATCCTTTACATATTTTTCAAAAGTATTCTATAGAAGCTATTGTAGAAGGTCATCATATTTTGGCTACAGCTCCAACGGGAAGTGGAAAAACCCTTCCTGGTGAGTTTTCAATTGATTATTTTCATTCAAAAGGCAAGAAGGTAATCTATACAACACCAATTAAAGCTTTGAGTAACCAGAAGTTTTATGATTTTACTAATAAATACGCGGACATTAGTATTGGTCTTATAACAGGTGATATAAAAACAAATCCGGATGCAGATGTTCTTATTATGACAACTGAAATATTATTGAACAAGCTGTTTCAAATTAAAAGTAATAATGCTACAAAACTACCAGAATCTAGTATTTCTTTTGAGATGGATATTGAAAATGAATTGGGATGTGTAGTATTTGATGAAATTCACATGATTAATGATGCGTCTAGAGGACATGTGTGGGAACAATGTATTATGTTGTTGCCTAAACATATTCAAATGATTGGGTTATCTGCTACATTGGATAATCCAGAAAGATTTGCTCTTTGGCTTGAAAATAAAGGAGTTTTCAGTGAAAACCCAGACAAAATTGTTTACTTGGCATCAAAGAAAGACCGAGCAGTTCCTTTAACGCACTATGGATTTATTACTACAATAGCAGGCATTTTTAAAACAATTAAAGATAAATCGGTTCATGAAGAAATTAAATCAATAATTAATAAACCATTTGTTTTACAGAATTCAAAAGGTGCGTTTGATGAAGCACAGTACGCAAAAATGAATAAGATGATGAAATTATTTTCAAATAATAATATAAGAGTTAAACGCCAACATGTTTTGAATCAAGTTACAAAACATTTAGTTGAAAATGAAATGTTACCTGCATTATGCTACGTGTTTTCAAGAAAGCAATTAGAAATATGTGCAAATGAGGTTACTACAAATTTATTAGAATTTGATAACAAAACGCCTTATATAATTGACCGTGAATGTGAACATATTATTCGTAAATTGCCGAATTATCAAGAATATTTGAAACTTCCTGAATATGTTAACATGGTTGCTTTACTTCGTAAAGGTATTGCAATTCATCATAGTGGAGTAACTCCAGTTTTAAGAGAAATGGTTGAACTTTTATTCGTGAAAGGTTTCATCAAGCTATTGTTTTGCACAGAAACAATGAGTGTTGGTATTAATATGCCAGTTAAAACAACTATTTTTACAGATGTTTGTAAGTTTGACGGAGAAAATAATAGAATGTTGCATTCACACGAGTATACACAAGCTGCTGGTAGAGCAGGTAGATTGGGTTTGGATACAGTTGGACACGTTATTCATTTGAATAATTTGTTTAGAAATGTAGAAACAATGACGAGTTATAAAACAATGATGAGCGGAAAACCTCCGACACTCAAATCCAAATTCAAAATTTCTTATAATCTTCTTTTAAATTTGATAGACATTGGTGATAATAATTTTATCAACTTTGCTAGAAAAAGCATGGTAAAAGACGATTTAGATAGTGAGTTGAAAGAAATTTATTATGCTATTTCAAAAGAACATTGTGACCTGGACATATTGGAACAATCTTTTAAAACAATTAGAACTCCTGTTACAGTTGTAGATGAATATTTCAAATTGATAGAATCACTTAAAACAGCAGTTAACAAAAAGCGAAAAGATATTGAAAGACAAATAGAATATATTAGAGACCAGTATGTTAATTTGGAATTTGATAAAGTGAAAGTAGAAAAATACAATCAAAAATTAAAAAGAATTGATGACTTACAAGAACAATATAACTTTGTTGAAAAATATATAGATAACAATGTACAAACAATCATTAATTTGCTTCAAGATGATGGTTTTGTCCACATAGAGAAAGAAGAACAAATAGGGACTGAAAAAAGAGAACCGCATGAAGACACTACACCAGAAATCAAACTTACTGTACGAGGTATGATTGCTACACATTTAAAAGAATGCCATTGCCTTATTTTCGCTCAGCTGTTTGAAGAAAATGTCTTTGACAAGTTGAATTCGGTACAAATAATAATGCTACTAAGTTGTCTTACCAATATAGTTGTAAATGATGAATATAAAAACTATATTCCAAGAACTGATGATGTTGTTTTGAAAGACAACATTTTTAGAGTCAAGAATATGTATAATGATTATATTACAAAAGAAACCAATTTGAATATTAACTCGGGAATTGAATATACGTTTCATTACGATTTAATCAATTATCTTGATAAATGGTGCTATTGTGAAAATGCAGATGAGTGTAAACAATTTTTACAAAAATTAGAAGAAGAAAAAGAGATATTTTTGGGTGAATTTGTAAAAGCATTATTGAAAATCAACAATATTTGTAGTGAGCTAGAAAAAATAGCAGAATTATTTGGTAACATGTCTTTATTGAGTAAATTGAAAGAAATACCTATTATGATACTGAAATATGTTGTCACAAATCAATCATTATATGTTTAATAAAAAAATATAAATATACACCCTTGAATAATTAAAATGGAACATAAATAATATAAAATTATAATAAATAATATTATAATAATGGAAGATAATAAGACAGTATATTTCAAAACAGACGATAACAGAATTATTAATGAAAACTGTATAAGATGGGTAAAAAAAATGAGTGATTGTTTGGAAGTTTGTATCAAAATATCAGGTTGTAATTTATATGATAATGGAGATACACATAAAATATGTAAATTAAATAATCCAGATAGTTATAACAAACTCAATAAACATTTTGAATAGAAATCTCCCATTCTAAATATTATTATAATTGTAAAACAAATATAATAACATAACCCCAAATATAATCTAATATGAATGATACAAATATAATAGTAGGCAATAAATATAAATTACTACAACAAATAGGAAGTGGTTCTTTTGGCTCTATTTTTGAAGGTATGAATATAAGAACAAGTGAAAAAGTAGCCATTAAAATAGAAGCAATTTCGGATGAATTAAAACTATTAAAACATGAATCTAATATTTACAGGATACTTGCAAGCGTGGAAGGTATACCAAAAATTAAATGGTATGGAAAAGATGAAACAAATTATTATATGGTAATTGATTTATTTGGAAAGTCTTTACAAGACTTGTTATATAAAACCAAAAAAATGTCGTTGAAACTTGTACTTCAAATAGGTATTAATATTTTAACTATTTTAATGAAAATACATGATATTGGGTTTATTCATAGAGACATTAAACCAGAAAATTTTCTTTTAACTTTAAGCAAGCCAACCAAGGTTTGTTTAATAGATTTTGGTTTGTGCAAACCGTATTTATTAAATAAGAAACACATAGAATTTACTTATAAAAATAAATTTGTTGGTACACTTAATTTTGCAAGTATTAATGCGCACAACTTATACGAACAAAGCAGGCGTGATGATTTAGAATCAGTTGCTTACATGTTAATTTATTTTTATTCTGGTAAATTAGAATGGATAAATGACGAATATCAAGATACTTTTGAATTGGAAAATAATTATGTTAGGTCTATGAAAAAAATATTAGCTAACGATAATAATATACCAAAAGTTTTATTAGAATTTTATAAAAATATTGCGAAACTTGAGTTTGAAGAAAGACCAAAATATGAAAAATATATAGACAGCTTTAGAGAAGAACTCGGTAATTTACAATAAGTATAAATTTACATAAAAAAGTATTATTATTATAATATATGGGCTTTGAAAAATCAATTGAATATATTGAAAGTATTTTTAATTTCATGGATGTATTGTACAAAAAAGCAGTTAAACTCAATGACAATAAATTAATACAAATTTGTAAAATGATTTTTAATTATTTAATTACTTGTTGTAGTGAAAGAAAAGTGTTGATAAAGGATTTAAATAAAAACGAGAATTTTGATATGAAACCAGTTTATGACTATATTCACGATAATGAAATAAATTTATTAGACTTGAACAATATATTACCTGAAGATATAGATATATCAAAACCGCAAGATATTGAGAGGTTTGTTTTATCTCACATTTATTATATTTATGCAAATAATTAGATAATAAATATGGATATTCGCTCGTGTAAATATATAAATAACATTAAAATAATATAAAGGTAAACATTTATAATAAATTATAAATATGTCATCTTCTAGCGATGTTACATCTTCACCAGAAACAAACTCTGCTTCTCGTTTAACTGGTCGTGTTAAGTGGTTTAACAACAAGGCTGGTTATGGTTTTGTTACAATTACTGACGGAGATAAGTCAGGATTGGATATTTTCGTTCATCATAGTTCTATTAAAGTTTCAAATCAACAGTATAAATATTTAGTTCAAGGTGAATACATTGAATTTCATTTAATTAATGTAGAAAATAGTACACACGAATCTCAAGCAGCAGAAGTTGGTGGAATTAAAGGCGGTAAATTAATGTGTGAAACAAGACATGAATTTAAGGCCGCAAGAAATAATTATAGAACTACAACACCTGGTTCTAATGAAGATAACGAATACACTGAACCAGTAAAACTTCCTAGACAACAAAGAGTACGAAATGAAGTTGTGGCTCCAGTAGAATCAACCCAACAATGTCAAGATGTAGAGGGTAATTCATGGTCACTGGTTTCAAAGAAGCCAACAAAGCCAACAGAAAGACAGCCAAGTAACTCAACTTCAGGAAGAGGTAGAGGAAGACCTCCACGTTCAAAAGTCAACCTTTGAGAAAGGTTGAGCCAAAACAGTAAACCTTTGAGAAAGATTGAGCCAAAACAGTCAACCTTTGAGAAAGGTTGAAATAAAAGTAGATTTAGAAAAAATTTATTATATATGCATTGTATATAATAAATGAATAATTTATTAACTCCAGCAAGTTACTCGGGAGCTCCAACTGCACAATCAGGTGGACGAAGTTATCGCCATAGAAGAGGTTGCAAATGCCGTTTATGCGAGAAAAGAGGTGGTGGTGGTGGTGATGATGATGATGATATAGAAAAAGGTCCTCCTCCTTTTGAAAAAGATGACGAATATGATGATTATTTAATATCAGCAGCAGAAGAAGGAAACGCCGGTACAGGAGCTAAAGCAGGTGGAACTCGTAGACGCCGACGCAAGCATAGTAAAAAATCAAGCAAAGGTGGAAAGAGTAGAAAAACACGTCGTAACAGTCACAAAGGAAAAAAACATGGACGTAAATCTCATCGTCGTCATTAAACAGATATATTTTATAATAATTTATATGCAATAATATATAATAAAATAATTTGTCACATTTATTTTTGGGACATTTTATTTATGTAATGAGCTTTATTTTGCAATAATCTTTCATTTTCTTCTTTGAAATCTTCGTCATCAATAATTTGATTTAACAGTGCATAACCTTCTTCCAACCTATTTGTCCAATAACATGCAACAGATAACTCATCATTTACATATTTTCCATAATTAAATTTATTTACAAATAGCATATATTTTTCTAGTACTTCGGATAAATTTTTATTACTAGCTTGCTTTAAATAATCATACCCTAAATGACACTTTGAATTACTGTTATAATACTTACCCATAACAAAATAAGGTTCGGCTCTGTCTGGAAAAATATCAATAGTTTTATGAATCTGTGTTTTTATTTTTTCTTCATCAAAACTCAATCGTATCATACATCTTGCTATTCTTAAATTAGATTCAAATAATTCTTCTGACCAAGTATCTTTAAGTTTACTATATAATGTGTACCATTGTATTGCTTCTTTATAATGCCCAGAATCCATATAACTTTGTGCTGTATAAAAAACAGAACGACACATCAAATTATCTGGGTCCTCAAATAAAGTTTCAAAGAATTGTTCCTTTAGTTTTAAAGCATCATTTATATATTTGTTTGGGTCAAATTTTCTCGCACCTCTCTCATTGTTATCCACCCATAAATCATCTGTTGTAAAAATATTTGACCTTGTTAAATCATGTTTATCTAGACATTTAATCAAATTGTGTGCAACTCCTACATATTTCCATTTTATTTGGTTATTATATAGACTACTTGTTTTAAATTTACAAGTTCCTCTAATATAATTAAAATTATAAATATCGTATTTTGATTCAAGCAATAAATTTTTATTAAAATTTCCTACCAAAAAATCATCTGCATCTAAATGTAGGACAAAATCAGTTTTTTTATAAGCTCTTTCAAACATTAAAGATTTATTTTTGTCAAACCCTTTCCATTCATCTACAAAAAGTTCTCCTGGTATATTTTTTTCTTTAAAAAAATTTTTCACTATATCACAAGTATTATCTGTTGAACCTGTATCACATACAATCCAATAATCAATATATTTGTATACTGACTCTAATGTTGATTCAATACAATGTTCCTCATTTTTACACATTGTAATAAAACATATTGTAGGTGTTTTTTCAAAAGTAATATTATCCATTTGTATAACTAACTTGAAGAAAATAAAAAATTAGCGTTTACGCATATTATAATACGCAAAATTTCGGTGTAATATATTATACAATAAATAAAAGATATAGCTAAAGTATGGAATATTTGTATATGTTACAAAGTTCACTTTCAAATACTTTTTCTTCGCAAAATTTATCTTCTAAGTTGTAATCAAAAATCAAATCACATCCATAGTCTTCTTTCATTTGAGTTACCCATATTGTTTTACATAATGGCATATATTTTTTATATATTTCATTTCCACCTATAAAAAAAATTTTAAAAAACTTATCCAAAACGTGATACATGTCGCTGTATTTGTTAGGAAATAATAAAATATTTTCGTATATATTTTCATCATTTGTGAATATCACATTTTTAAAGCTATTACTTATTTCTTTGTATTTATTCGGTTCTCTCGTTAACACAATATTCAATCTGTTTTTAAGTGGTCGTTTAGAATCAGGAATAGAGAAATAAGTAGTTCTTCCCATGATAACAGCATTACATTTTGTTTTATTATAAAAATGATGTAAATCTTCTTGGACATTCCAAGGTAAACTTCCATTTTTAGATATTCCTTTTTTAATATCAAATGCAATGATTGCCTCCATTATTAAATGTAAATGCATTATATTTTTTAAATAATAATAATTTTATAAATTATAACAATAATAAATGAGTAATAATAAGATAGAATATATTAAAGAATTTAATGATGCGATTTTCCAAAGTGATGCAACTAAAAAGAAAAATACTTTAGTATTTATTTATACGCCTCCAAAAGTGGGGTCAACTACTTTGGTATCTTCATTTCGTGTATCATGTGCAAGAAGAGTAAATGTGTTACATGTTCATGATGAAACTATGCTAAGTATTATTACTGGAATAAAAAATAATAATAATATTACGGTTAACGAATTAATTGATTACAACGCTTCAATCGGTAAAATAATGTACGTTATTGATGTTTATAGAAATCCAATAGAGAGAAAAATATCAGAGTTTTTTGAATTGTTAACTTCATATCATTTTAATACAACAGATAATAATATAGGAAATTATAAAATTGAATTATTAATAAAACGTTTTAATTCACTGTTTCCTTATTTAGGAGCTGGTGATTATTTTTTTGATAAATATGATATTAATGTTCCAGAGATATTTGATTTTGAAAATAAATATTTATTAGTAGAAAAAAATAACATAAAATACATTAAATTGCGTTTAAGTGATTCATCTGAATGGAGCAAAATATTGACTAATATTTTGAATATGGATATTGTAATCATTAAAGATTATCAGACTGAAAACAAAGTAATTGGTGAAGTTTATAAAAAATTCAACCAACAATACAGAATACCTTATAATTTATTGGAAACAATTGTGCAGTGTAAGTATTTTAATTATTATAATTCTCAAAGTGAAAGAGAAAATTATATAAATAAATGGAATTCAAAAGTGGAGACAAATGCTTTTGAACCATACACTTTGGAGAAATATAATTTTTATAAGGAGTTTTCAGGGGAGAATCAATTTCATAACATTATACAAAGAGAGCACTATCTAGACCACGGTTGTATTTGCAATTCATGTTGTTACAAGAGAAGACAAATATTTTTAAGGATTAAAAATGGCGATATAAATATTGATACTAAAATAATTCATGAACAAGCTGTTCAAGAAAAAAAAAATAGAAAGGTTCAAAGAATAGGAAATATTTGTAATAAAATACAAGATAAATTGAACGAAATTTCAAAAATTCAAACATCAAAGGGTAAAATCAATATGAAAGTTCAGATTTAATTATGTTAAATGCTTTATATTGAAAAAAGTGTCGCGGTAAAAGGAGGGGTCATAGGGGAACCTTGGTTCCCATAAAAAAAAAATGTAAAAGTAAAAAAAAGTGAAGTAAAAAAAAAATTGAAATGATAAAAAGTAAAAAATAAAAAGGTAAAAATAAGTAATAAAATGTCAATGTCAATGTCAAGTGAGATATCA